TATTCAATTCAAACATCAGGGCCGGTATTATAGCGCATAACAGAGAGGACGCAGAGAGCTTTTTCAAGGATAAAATCAAGTTCGCATACGACAACCTCCCCCCCACACTCCAGGCCTCCTTACCCGCACGATCAGACAGCGCCAGAGAATTAAGCTTTTCTAATAACTCAGCAATCCGTGTTGGTACATCAATGAGGTCAGCAACACTTCAATACCTACATATCAGTGAGTTTGGCAAGATCTGCCGGCGGTTTCCGGATAAGGCTAAGGAAATAGTCACCGGATCATTAAACACTGTTCATGCTGGCCAGTTTATAGCCATAGAATCAACAGCAGAGGGCAACGAGGGGTATTTCTTTGATTTCTGCAGGGCTGCCCGGAAGGCTGCCAAGCGAGGGAAAAAGCCAACACAGTTAGATTTCGTATTGCATTTCTTTGGCTGGTGGCAAGACGCAAGGAACACTCTCGAATCGGATGATGTTGTTTTGTCGGATAAGACGGTGGAATACTTCGAGAAACTTAGAACGCAGCATGATATAGGGTTAACCATAGGTCAGAAAAACTGGTACTCAAAGAAGTGGGCGATCCAGGGTCCGGACATGAAACGGGAGCATCCGAGTACACCGGAGGAAGCTTTCGAAGCCAGCGTGGAAGGTGCTTATTTTGCTCGACAATTTGAGAAAGTTTACTCGGAAAATCGAATAATGACATTCCCGCTTGAATCTGCTGTGCCGGTTAATACCTGGTGGGATTTGGGGATCAGCGACACAACCGTAATTTGGTTTACTCAGACCGTGGGTAGAGAGGTAAGAGTCGTAGATTATTACGAAAACAGCGGAGAAGGGTTGTCCTTTTATAAAAATGTTCTTGACAAAAAGGGTTATAAATACGGCACGCACACAGCTCCGCACGATATCGAGGTAAGGGAACTGACAACCGGGAAAACCAGGAAGGAAATAGCTCTTTCATTCGGGTTAAACTTTACAACAGCGCCGAAACTCCCGAAAGCTGATCAGATAGAAGCAGCTCGATCATTCTTTAAGTATTGCATATTCCAAGAGAAAACGACCGCAGAGGGCATTAAGGGTCTCGAGAATTATCGGAAAGAATGGGATGATAAGAATGGTATCTGGAGAGACAAACCTCTGCATAATTGGGCCAGTAATCCAGCAGACGCTTTCCAGGTCCTCGCTGTGGCGCATGAATTCAGGCCAACAGGCGGGTTCAGAGAGCCGGAAATCGAGGACTGTTATGCGTACTGACAGCCGATTACGCGGAAATAGGATTTTATGTTTGCAGACTATGTAATTTCAGGTAGTTACGAGCCGAGGCAAAGAGGCGGTTTCTTTCGTTTTCTTTGTTTTTCGGCTGTTTTCGCAATAGTTGACATAAGATCTCTTATGCGACACTGCGATTACCCGAGAATTGACCATGCTTACTAAGCCCTTGACTTTCTATTAATGTTAATATATTAATAGGTTTAATAACTTATTAATGTTAATAACTTAATAGAAAGCAGGTGAACAATGAAAGTCGTAAGCATTTATGTAGACGAGGCAATTTGGGAAAGGATACTGCGGGATAGTTTAGAGTTGAGTGTAAGATCTGGCAAGCGGGTTTCAATCGGGAGGTACTTGACTGATTTTTACATGGCGCACATTGAACCGAGCAAAGTTGATCAGGCTACATTTGAGCGCAGACTAAAAGCAGTTGATAAGGAACCGACAGCCGATGATTCAGACAAAGCGAAAAGGATTGCCAGGGTGAAAAAGATTGCAGGTGTGCAGCCTGCTTCCGAGATACCGTTCACTGGTGGATATTCAAAGGAACACCAGGCGCGTAAGAAAGGTAAATAAAGGAATATGAAAACACTACACATTTCTACCATAACGGGCGCCAGAGCAAATATAAAGGATATCAAGGTTGTCGGCAACGGCGATATGTTCAGACTGCTTTGTAAGTCGTCAAGTGAAGCCGAGGGATGGATGAAAAGCACCAAGGCCATGGAAACGCCGAATGGGTGCGTTATCCAGGTAACAACGCAGCAGAGAAACGATGATGGCAGTTATGCCGTGGCGGAAGCTTTAACCTTTGTGCCGGATGTGATGCTTGGCGAGGATGCCAATGATGGTAAAAAATTAGTTAGGATATAAAATATATGAACCCATCTGAATATAACGATCCGGTGACGGTGGTTCGATTCCACCTCGTTCGCTGAGATTTGGCAAGAGGCGGTGGTTCGATTCCACCCATGCATGATGGATCATGGAGCGTGGCAGCCGGGAAAGACCGGCACATAAAAATAGGGTACCTAAAATATGAACCCGAGCGAATATAACGATCCAGGCACGACCGGCAAATCAGGCCTTCTAATGCGTCAGACCAATGACGACCTTGACCGGATAGACGAGGACCAGGCCAGGGAGAACACCCAGAACGAGCCGATTATTGTCGGATTGTCCTCTCACATCACCGGGGCCTGGTCCGCTGCCAAGGATGCAAAGCAGATTATCCAGAAACAGATGCTAACGAACCTCAGACAGCGGGAGGGCATCTACGAGCCGGATATATTAGCCAAGATCCAGAAGTCCGGTGGTTCAGAAATTTACATGCTCTTGACAGACATTAAATGCAGGGCCGCAGAGGCGTGGCTGAAAGATGTGGAACTGCCGGCCGGTGAGAAAAACTTCAACGTGGACCCGACCCCGATACCTGAGCTCCCGGATGAAGTCAAGGAGAAAGCCCAGCAGGAATTGATAGCGGCATACCAAAGATTGATAATGTCAGACCCAGAGACAGCACCGAGGACCGAAGAGGAAGCTCAACAGGCAATGCAAGAGGCGGCTGAAAATCTCAGAGAGGAATTGCTTAAAAAACTCAAAGAGAAATCAGAAAAAGACGCTGAATGGATAACCGCACAGATTGATGATATTTTGGTTGAGGGCGGTTGGTATGATGCCCTGGAAGACGCTATAGAAGATCTTGTCACATACCCCACGGCATTTGTCGAAGGGCCGGTCATTAAGAAAAAGAAAGTTTTGGAGTGGGAGGGTAAAGAGGCGGTTGTCACCGAAAAGCTTGTCCGGACGTACTCTTGTGAGTCTCCTTACGATGTTTACCCATCTCCAGGGGCCAGAACATTGCAAGACGGCGATTTGTGCCTTCATAAGCGATTTACGCGCCGGGATTTAAATCAGATGATCGGAGCGCCGGGGTTTGACGAAACGGCAATACGGGAAGTACTGGACGAATACGGGCGCGGCGGATTAAGGGAATGGTTATTCGACGAGCAGACCCGGGAACAATTGCACGACCGTCCATACTCAGACCGGGACCAAAACCCAAAGATCGATGCAATCAAGTATTTCGGATCAGTCAAAGGATCGATGCTGGTCGAGTGGGGCATGGGCGAAAACGACATCCCGGACGTTGACATGGATTATGATATTGTAGCCTATAAGATTGGGCATATTGTTATTTCGGCCAGGCTGAATCCCCATCCATTAGGGCATAGAAATATTTACAGCGCGAGTTATAAGAAAAAGAAAGGATCTATCTGGGGCAAGGGCGTTCCTCAGTTGATGCCGGACAGTAACGCTATGTGTAACGGATGTGCGCGGGCGATAGCCAATAACGCCGGTATCGCTTCGGGACCCCAGGTGTGGATGAATGTCAGCCGAATGCCGGAAGGTGCCAAAGTGACAAATATGTGGCCATGGAAGATTCACCAGTTTACCGAAGCGAAGATGCAGACCAGTCAACCGCCTATGGGATTCTTTCAGCCCCAGGATATGACGGCGGCATTATTGAGAATCTTCGAGTACTTCAGCAAGCAGGCTTCTGAAGTAACCGGCATTCCAAATTATATGTACGGTGATGAAAATGTGGGCGGGGCCGGCAAGACAATGGGCGGGTTAGGTATGTTGATGAACGCAGCCTCAAAGAACCTTAAGGCTGTTGCCGGGCACGTTGACAGGGGTATTGTGGAAAAAAGCGTTTATGAAACATGGTTAAGTATCATGCTGTACGAACCGGACAAGGCCCGGGGGGATTGCAAGATTATTGCCAGGGCTTCAGATTACTTGATGCAGCAGGAAATGTTACAGATACGGCGCGGGGAATTCCTAGATAAAACGAATAACCCGACCGACCTGGCGATTATGGGACAGGAAGGCAGGGCCGAGGTTTTAAGAGAAAATGCCCGTTCCCTGAAAATGCAGACAGACAAGATTGTTCCGAACCGGGAAACCGTAGAGCAGCGAACGAAAGAAGCGGAGATGCAGGCAATTATCGGGAATTTGAGTCAGGCTTTGAATATGCCGCCTGAGCAGATCGTGGGGATGATGCAGGGGCAGGCGCGGTTGCCGGCACCTAAAGCGGCACAGGGAGGGGCAGGATGAATAAACCGAAAACAGTTAAAGTCGGCGGACATACCTACAAGGAGGATGCTGCGGGTATCAAGGAGGGTAGCATCAAATGACTGAAAAACACATATTAGAAATAAAGCCGGCCATTCTACCGGAACAGCGGCACAAGATCGAAGATGTTTTAAAAAAAGCCGGGTATGAGATCCACGGCGGGGGCACGAATACGGATATGTCTGCCTGCGATATCAGTTTTTCAAAGGAGGCAACTTGAGTTATCAAGACAATATGATTTTGGATGAGATAGGCGAAAACGATGCTGAAATGCACAAAGACGCTATCAAGAACGCAAAGCGGTATCGGTTCAAGTCAAAGCAGGAAGCGGCCCGGTTTATCGGTTATGTGCTGGATAAAACCATGCTTTGGTGTGGCGTGATGGTTGTCCCGGGTATGGACCCTAAAATGGTTGATCGGCAGCTTGCAGTCCAAAATGTGATAGTTGAGCCCCGGAATAAGTATAAGGGCGAAAATATCTGGCGGAAAGGACTCTATATTTATAAGGACGATGTTATAGCCGCTTTTATTTCATTGCCAAGGTTCGGGAGTCCGGGCAGCAAGCTTGCTTTGGATCAGCATCCGGCATGGTGGGTTATCACTAACGGAAAGGTTTAAATGCTAACTGAAATAAAAAGAGACTATTTCGACCATTTATTAAAAGTTGTGCCGAAATATAATCGTGGGTTTCGGGCGGGGAAATATTCAAAATCCTATTCTCTTGGGACACCCAAGAAGCCCCTTCGCATTACTCGAAAGAATGTTTTGGATCAACTTCATAATTTAGTTAGGGGCGGCGGCGAGGCTTCTTCGCATTTCTGTTTCGGCGGAAACGTTTTTACTCTTTTTGTACACCCGCATATTTTAGGGATGGTTAGGAAAGCGGATGTTTATACTACCAGTCCTGAAGATTTGTTTTACTACGGCCCTGACCATGTTGGGCTTTTGGCAAGGAAACCGAGAATTCATATAATTAGAGAATACCATGTTCCTATAATTGATGTAAAGACTCATGCGAGTTTAGTTTTTTGTATAATGGGTCCCACCAATTTTTATTATATCAACCCAGACAGCGTTTCTATAGCTGCTGTTTATAGATAAGGTTTAAATGCTCGAGCAAGGCACATACTTTGACGCCAAAGAAAAATTCAATCTGAACAGCGAGTTGAACAAGCTCAAGACTTCAGACTCGATTATTATTCTATGGCTTATATCCGAGCGTCAGAGAATATCGGAAATGGGTGCGACACTCCGGGACGATGTGGATAATCGGTGGAATCAAGCCCATATTCAAATACTGGATTCAATGTTGGATCATATAGACAAGGCCCGAGACAAGGCCGATTTTTATTTTAATGAGATGTGACCAGGTATTAATTTACCCGATGGCCAGGATGGTAACATCAGGACACAAGGAGAAATATCATGGCTTGGAGAGAAGACGCACACATTACCAAACTGAAGGTTGACCAACTCACCATCACCGGATCACGCATTAGCGGCGGTATCACCGACTGTGCGATTGGATTAGGCAATTATTCAACACCCGTAGCGCTTGGGGAGGTTTCTGAGCATTCAGTGGGTCTTTGTGCCAGTTTGTCAGGGTACACAGACGATGCCTCAAACTTTATCCCAATCCACGGCAAATTCACCACCACAGACGATTGTGCCGCGAATGCAGTGGCCCAAGCAATTTATGGTCGGGTTGATATCAAGCACGACATAAACGGCTCTTATGGGGTACGCGGCGCAATTACATTGGCCGGAGCGCCGGCAGTTCATCAGGCTTATGCCTTGTTTGGAACTCTGGCGATGACAGCCTGTACCATATCTGGTACGGGTGGATATTTAGCTGCCTTGGCCCTTGAAGTCAGCGGCACATCGGATGTCACAGGTGATGGTAAGGTATGCGGGATGCGTCTCGCCTGGGGGCAAACCAATGCAATGACTGTGGAAACGGTTGGCTCGATGATAGGTGTAGCGTCAGGCGCAAAATTGGATTCAGGGTTCAGAATAGACGCACCCGGCACGGTTACAAATGCGTTTCATTCTTACAGCAATACCGGGACCACGGCAACCGCATTAAAAGTAGAGGGCACTCATACTCAACTTCTTGATTTGCCGGATGATGAAGCTCTTGCTGCCGATGCTGCGGCAAATCCATTGAGCAGCGTTCAGAACGTTGACAGCACTGGATACATTAAGGTGCTGATTGGTAGTGCTACCAGATATATAGCTCTTTACACAGCTACTGGTTAATTTTTAACTAATTTCGTGGGATAGGAATGTACATCCGAAAGGTCTGTTCCTGGCAGACTTTCCCACGATTAACCCAGAAATATCAACAGGAGATATGAAAAATGAAACTAAACGTAATGGAAAGATTGTTGACTCAGAATTTGTTGCCGGAGAAGGGATCGTTTACCAACCTGAAGCTCGTAAGGGTGGCGCGAGAGAATTTGTCGTTTACCGAGGCCGAGAACAAAGCCCTTGCTTTCAAGCAGAATGGTGAACAGGTTACATGGAAAAACGACCCCGCTGCCAAAGACGCGGACATCAAAGTCGGGGAAGTCGTTATCGAGATGGTCAAGAAAAAGCTGAAAGAGCTTGATGAAAAGGAAGAATTGACCCCGGATCAGATGACGCTTTACGAAAAATTCATGGGTTAACGGATATGAGCGATTCAAGAACATTGGCAAAAATATTAATCAGGTGTTTGAAATACACCGTTGTTTTGATTGAAAAGTGGCTCCGTGGTGATGGAATAACCGGAATCACTAAATAACCTATCAGAACCTTTTAAGCGTCTGATAGAAGCCGGAAACGCGAAAGCCTCCCCGGGTATCAAGGATATTCACATTCCTTATTACCCGGCGGAGGCTTTTTTATTTGTTGCTTAGAACACCTTGATATTCGGTCGAGGCTCTAAACAGCAGGAATACCCGCAAGGGCTCCAAGGAGAATAAAATGGCAATACCAAAACAAGTTGAAGAAAGAGGCAAGGCCGCCGACGAAACTTTAAAAAAGCAGTTTGAGAACACCGGTGATCCGGCTCTCGAACCTGTTGAAGTTATCGGCGATGATCCGGGGCTTCCTAAAAAAAAGGAAACACCCACGGAGGAACAAACCTGGGAACACAAGTTCAAAGTGTTGCAGGGAAAGTACGATGCTGAAGTTGTAACCGTACCTGAAAAGGAACGAAGAATTAAAGACCTTGAATCTGAATTGTATCAGGTACGGAAACAGATGGATCAACTCTCGGCCCACAACAAAGAACTGGATGATTTGACTAAGGATGTAAAAGATCAGCTCCCGGCCAAAAAAACGGTTCAGCAGGCAGAGCAGGAACTTGGTGTTGATTTTAGCAAAGTGCTTTCGGAAGAAGAACTGGCCGCCCTTGAGGATGAAGGGCTTGATGCCGCTAATCTCAAGATTTTGGCAAAGGTGGTTTCAAGCGTTTCCCAGCAAGCCGTGGCCCCGGTTCAACAGCAGGTAACAACTGAGTTGGACGCTGTTAAGAAGGACACGGAAACGGTCAAAAAAGACACGGCCGAGAATCGGAAAAATGGGTTCTATGCCAAAGTCAATCAGATTCATGATGTGGCCGTGATCAACAATGACCCCGGATTCCTGAAGTGGTTGGACGTTTCGCCACCTTATAACGACAAGACCCGGGGGCAAATCCTGAAGGCAGCAGAGAAAAATATGGATCTTGGAACCATCAAGACCATGTTCGAGGACTTTAAAACCGAAACCGGATGGAAGGTTGTGGAGAAGGTGCCGCCCAAGAAACGAGACCTTAAAAACGAGCTTGAGCCGGACAACTCCATTGCCGGAGATCCG